GCACCACTGCTCAGTTTGACCGTCATTACCGCACCGTTAGTACCAGACGCACCTCTGACCACGATAGTGACATCGTCAGCACCAGCCGCCAAAGCAGCATCAGGGATGTCGAGGCGATAGACCCCCGGCATGTTGGTAGCGTCTACCTCCGCAAAGCCACCAGAAGTCCACGCCTGAGCGATTGTACGAGCGACTAGAGGGATAGATACGCTTGCAGTCCTTGTGCGGTTGTATCGGGCTGACAGACCGCTTGTGGATGCTGTTAGACCTGTAGCACCGAGGTAGAGTTCGATGCTTTGTGATGTGCTGGCGGGAGCGATTGTTATGGTAGAGGCGTTGCGCTCGGTTGGGTTGTATGAACCTAAACCTGATAAATTCCTGTAGGTTGCTGACCCTGCATCAGGGCTAGTGCCTGTCCAGTTTATGCCGTAGATATCAGATGTAGGCGCACCCGTTGCAGTACCGAACGATGTGTTTACAGACCCTAAAATCGTTGAGAACATCTGACCATATATCAAACCCTGTTGTAGGTGATAAGTGCCATATAGTCCGTATGCACCTGTAGTTGTACTATTTGCTCCCAAAGTAGTAAAGTTTGTCCTACTAGTACCGCCACCTACAAACCTATTGTAATCTTCAGTACCTATGCCGCTTTGTTGCAAATATATTCCAAAACCACAGTTTATAAAAAGATTATTGGTGAACGATGACAGAAAACTTACCGACCCACTTGCTTGATAAATTGCAGATGCAGTAATACTAAAAAATGTATTGTTTACAAATGAACACTGCAAGTTACTTGTAGATATACAGTTACTTGGGAATCCAATAAATAAAGAGTCTTTAATTAAAGATGTGTCAGAAACACCCTGGCCGGTTATTTGTAATGATGCAGCACCAGCATCTGAACCAAAAAATGTACATGAGTCAATCGTAAGATTTAAAGCATTTCCTGTATTACTGGTTATTGTCAATGGGTTGTTATTTGATGATTGCACAAATGTAAACTGACATCTTAAAAATCTGCTATTTGAACTAGTCAACGCCCTGATACTTGACTGTTGCCCGCTTTGTGGCGATGATTCAAAATGAAAGTTCTCAAAAGATAAAAAGTTTTTGCTTGTGTAAATAAGCAAATTACTAAGAATTTTAGTACCTGAAGAGTTTAAAGCCGACCATAAGACTTCACCAGCACTTACACCAGTAAATTGTGAAGAGGTAGGGTCACCGACAATACGCGTTAATGCTGTTGGGTTTGCAATGGCAACGGTGACAAATTCCGTATATCGACCGGGAGCAATATAAACTACATCACCGGATGATATGCCTGTCGCACTCAACGCTTTTTGTATGGTTGCCCACGCTTGATTTGTTGCCTGACCTGTACCGGTATTTGAATCATTACCGTCAACTCGGACGTAGTATGTAGCCATTATTCAGCCGTCCCCGCTACGATTTCCTGAGCCATAATCAACGAAAACTGAGTGCTGTAGTTCTGTTGAAAAGTTGCATCCTGCAACACCCACCAACCGAACACGCTCGTCCCATTTTCACCAAACGTGCCAAGTAGGTTGCCCTCGTTATCGTAGATATCACCAAAGACAATCCAATCGCCGGGGCTGTTAGGATTAGGTTCTAAGCGGTAGTTTTGAAAATTCATTTACCCACCTTTAGGCTGTTCGCCTCAACACCCTTGAACGGCATCGTAAGGAACGCCAGCACACTAGACACCGCAGCGGAGACGCCAGCCGCTACCGCCTTGGAGCCGTACAGTGCCAGCACTGCGCCCAGTTCAGAGATGTCGTGTGCTTCGGATGTTCTGACCCCATCGCCAAAGACCGAGGTAAAAGCAGCTGTAAAAGCCACGATCACAACGACCACTAAACGTTTGATTGAAATGCTGTTCATCTTTGTATGATCGCCTCCAAAGCGGAAACCTTGTTTTCGAGTTTACCGAGTCGCTGCTCAATGCGGCGCACTTCTTGCTGTTGCCCATCGAGCGTCGAGATGATGTGTGCCACCTGAGTCTCCAGTCGCGTCAGCCTGACCTGTAGTGCGACCCAAGCGGCACCGATACTCACCGTCGTGATAAAAGCTTGGATACCGATCTGCACCCACATCTCTGGACTCATAGACTACTCCACCAATGACTTCACCTTTATCATGGTGCGATGGAGTCGAAGCTTGCACCACGCAGTGGATACAGTTACCCGTTTGTCCTGGCGCGAAGTCCGATGGTCTGACTGACTGCGTTCGTGTGACCGTAGTCACTGCCGATGCACTCATAGTATGGCGATAGCGCCTGTGGATTTCCAGATGTGTATATCCTGTCATCGGCCTTGACCTCGATGTCTGGTGAGCATGTCAGCGTCCATGTACCGGACTGCTCGATCATGCCACCGACGATGCCTTCGGTATCGCCTGTGTTGCTAATCGTGCCACGGATCTCAGCGACCTGTATCCAGTGCTGGGATACGCCACCGATGCCATCCGCTTGATTAACTGTTCGCCAGATCGCGACACGGTCAGCGTAGGAGTATGCTAGAATCGCGTTCTTGAGCGCTGTGCTGTAAGCTGCCGGGATCATACGAACACCATCGGGCTGAAGCGCTTCGCCTGGTCGAGACAATGCTCGCGGAGCACGGCCATCTTAGCATCGACCTGACCATCCTTGACATCGATGAGGTGCGTGATGCTCGATGCTTTGCGAATCCAGCCCTGTCGCGCAGCTGTGCGGATGTCATAACGCTCAATGTTCGCAGGACCGATGTCCTGCCACAAGAGGTCACCTGATCCGTCATTGACGCTGTAGCCAGTTGTATTGGTCCACTGCGGGAACTGAGGCTCAGTGGCGCTCGATGTCCCTGCGATGACGCACTGGTAGAGTCTGCCATTCGCGACAGTCGGGATGATGATGTCGCCAACCACGAAGGCTGTGGATGCAGACCAGACAGCCCAGCGAGCGTGATCGTCCACGAGCTGCTGTAGTGCAGTCGAATCCAAGAACGGGTATTGATCGGATGCGACCATCCAAGCGAGACGGTCGAGTGCTTCTGTCCGAGTGAGTGGCATGGTTTACATCCTAAAAACAAAAAGGGAACGGGATAACCCGCTCCCCTTGACTGCGAAGGTGCTACAGACTAGCTGGCAGCACACTGAAGAACGATGATGGAACCAGGAACCTGATCGGCCGCTGTCGCGGTGACGTTTCCGACATCGAAGCAGTTGAACGCATAGCGCTCGGTTGCCTTGAAGGTAAGCGCATCCTCGATGAACTTGACCTGGTCAGAGACCTCGACCGATACGCCACGACGATCGCCGAAGGCGACACCCTTGGAGAGATCTCCGAGGACGACCATGTCGCGGTTTGCAGCTGGTGCGCTTGGCATGTTCTGCACGAAACTGATCGGGATACCGAACAGTGTTGGTTCAGGACCATAGGCATTCTGAATGTCCATGATCGAGTTTCCAGAGAGTGCAATCAGCTTATCTGCTACGCCTTGATAGAACACGTTTTTATGCATGTACCATCGTGGTTGCGTTGCATATGGCTGAAGCTTGCCGACCATGCTCTGGAAGTTCGCGAGCGTGAAGCTCGAGAGTGCAGCAGCTGTACCGACTGGTCCAACGACCATCGATGCGATGGAAGTAAATGTCCCAGACAGTGCCTTGATTCGTGGCATGATTCCGGTGATGGAACCATACGTCGATGTGCCATCGCCCTGGAATGCAGCTGCATCCTCAGCCAAAGCCAAGCCGTACGCGAAGTCCTGCGCCAGTGTTGCACCAAAGTCAATGACGGTGTCTTCGTTCAACTCTTTGGAGACAATGGTCAAGATCGCGAGTTTCTTCGCGGTCAGTGCGACCTGTGTGAAGGTGATGTCCGATGCCGTGATTGCTGTCGCTTCACCAGGATAATAAGTCGTGGTGCTGGTCGATGCATTCGGCACATTGAGGATGTCAGACGTCATCGGATAGATGCGGCTATAGCGACGTGCGATTCCGTACTCGTTGCGGAGCCAGATCAGGCTGGACGAAACGATTTCAGGAACCGTATATCCACCAGCGCCGTTGTCACCTTCGGTCTGCGACTTGACACCATGCTCGTTGCACCACTTGGCTGCGGAAGCATTTCCGAGGACCGTACCACGCACCCACTGGCCGAATGCGTATGCTTTGTAATCAGCCTCAGCCTTTGGCCCAGGGAATGGATTCCGGACAACGCTGCCGGACTTCCATGGCTCATGCTTTGGCGCTTCGGATGCGACAGGAGCAGGGACATTCCCAAACTCGCGGAGCATGTCGATGCGCTCAGAGAGAGACTTTGCGGATGCATGCAAGCGATTCGCTTCGGACATGTCGCCGCCGTTGATGAGGACTTCTTTTGCAGCTGCGATAGTAGACTGTCGCTGTGCTTCGAGTTGTTCAATATTCATTAGGATAACTCCAGGATCATGAGCTGGCGGAGGAGAGCGTTCTTCGCTTCGTCCACTTCGCTCGGTTGGTCGACGATGGTTACATCTTCGCTCGACGCTTCATCCCGAAGCTCGGACCAGATGGTTTTTGCGAATCTTAGCGACTCGCTACGTGAGAGACGAACTGCATCCCGCAGACGTCGCTCCACTTCTCGGATGGATGTCGGACGCTCGAGCATAGCCTTAAGGCTTTGTGCTTCCGCTGCCGGATCCTTCACTTTACTATTCAGTTCCTTCGCACGAACTGCGAATGCATCGATGATGGCATCCACATGTCCACTGCCGAGTCCACTGTCATATGCAGCTGTAACACCTGCACAGAGACGCTCATAAAGCGCCTCGAGTCCTTCATGGACCATTTCCTTATCAAGGTCGCCGTAGACGTTCTGGACGAACGTTGCAACGTCTTCGCCAGGCACGACAGGAATCATCATCTCTTCTTCTTCCATAGCATAACCTTCCATGTCGCCATACATGTCTTTTAGACTTTTGACCATGTTCATCGGTTCCGCTGGTGTCGGTGTGAGCGATGCCTCACCGATTGGCCAGCGTGTGATTTCGTAGCGGCCATCAGCCATCTTCTTGCGCTCGACCATGTGACCCGTGGCGCCGCTGGAATATCCAAGCTTGCCAGACTTTGCGAGTTCCTGGATCATCTTCTGATACTGGTCAGCCATCTCCACCTGGCTCTCATACCAGAGACCTTTATCGTCCATGGTGATGTAGCCGGTTCCGATGCGTGACTTCCCTACAGTCTTATCCTGGCCGTGATGATAGTAGAGGTTCATCGGCACACGCTCGCCAGACTTCATCGGTCGTCCGAAATCAGTCGACGCAGTGAAGTAGTCGCCCTCGAGGTCAGCGCCGCCGAAGCGCACCAGGTAACCACGCACACGACCGGAATCGTCTGCCTTGATTGCATCACCGAAGGATACCAAAGTCTGCATCATAACTCCTTGACCGGCACGACCACGGCCTGTGGTCCCCACTCCGCGTTCGGTACTACTTTACCGAATGCACTGAGAGGTGTGCCTGTCTCCCACAAACGATACCGCGAAGGTCCGAGTACCTGCCGACGCTCCGATTCACTCAACATCCTGAACTGCTCTTCTTTGTCCGGCATCTCTTCCGGTTCATCGAAACTGCCTGGCGGCAGTCCTGCGAGTTCAGCGTATGTTGGTGTGATCGGGACGACCGTACATCTACAGTTTGGATGCGAAGGTACAACATCTGCAACTGGATTCGGATCACCATGAAGCGACCAGCACACAGGACACACGTTCACATCACCCGCTGAGATGCGGCGCCAGCCACGAACGATGCTCAGGTTCGCCTCGAAGGTCTGTCGCTGTGCTTCGCGATTGGCACGAATCATCTCTGTTCGTGCGATGGTAGCAGCTCGTGAAGGTGCGAGAGTTTCGTACGTCCTTGACATCCTTCGTGCGACCTGGAGAGGATTGAGACCTTGCGCGATGCCGATGGTGACGTGATCGAGCGCAAAAGGTCCTATCGCCTCGAACAATGCGCCGAGTGGTGAGCCGTCAGCGGCGAAGCCAACGACGTTGGTTATCGCTTCGACAGGGAGCCGGTTCCACATCAGATCAGCCGTAAGACTCACGCTTTGTGGAACACCTGCGACTGCTCGCACGAGATCCTCCTGGATGTCAAGCGACAGCTGTATGGCGCGACGTTGTCCGTTTGTTGCGATGTCGGTCGCCTGTGGCGCCCATCGTGCGACTTCATCGGCCATCTGCACATTGAGCGCCTCGAGGCGGAGCATGTACTCGCTGAGGCCAGTAATGTCCTCACCTGCTGCCTGTGCTTCCTCGATGGCGGCTGTCACCGCTTCGAGGCGCTGGAGGTTGTCAGCCTGGAGAACACCGTATGTCCTGCTCATCTCAGCGAGAGCAGCGTTCTCACGGTATCGGAGCTTGTTCCTGTAGCTCTCGTTGACTTGATAGATATCAGGCATCGGTGTCAGTCAACTCGTATCCGTAGTATGGATGGTACGACTTCCCGTTCTCCTTCGGCGCCATGCGCTTCAGGATCTCTTTGCGCGCAGCTGTGGACCAGCGATATCCAGCATCGCCACCCCATGCCGCCCATGCGACACGACCAGCGGACGGATAACCATCTTCGCCTGGTCGGAATCCTTCAGCCTGTTTGTCTACTTCGTGACGTCGAAAGAAACTGTACATCCGAAGGACAGTTGACTCGGATAACTTCTCGCCATTGATGATCTGATTCGCTCTGGCCCACGCGACAGCAGTCCCGCCATCACGACCAGCATCACGCCACTCGATGGCTTGACGTGCTTCTGACGCCATGTCCTTCGAGGGAATGAACTTCAGTCCTGGCTCATCTTGATCATCGAATGCCTTCGTCTCTTCTCGCACCGTGACAGGTAGCAGCCCGAGGTGCTGGATGCTGTTGAGTCCGACAGCCTGGAGTGCCGCTTCTGGTTCAAAACCAGCACGAATCAAAGCACCGGCAGCGCCGACCAGCTTCGCAGTTTCATCGGCAGTTCGAGCTGTCGAGACTGGCGCAGCATCAGGGACCAGAAGTTCCTGCGCGCCGATCTGCACAGGGACAGCAGTCGGATGATAATAACCTTGGTCATCATCCGAAGGTGTCACACCAGCGACACGCTTCGCGGTTGCGAGATCCACGATGCCACTCTTGTATAGTCGCTCCGCTCTCTCAGCGTCCTCATTAAGGTCAGCCTGAAGCGCTGGAACATTCGACACGTCGAACTCCAAGTAGTCGCCAGGCTGCGTCTCTTCGTAGTCTGGAAGCAGTGCGATGGTCAGCGCTTCGGACATCTGGCGCATCAGAGGAATCATGCCATCAGTCCAAGCAGATCGCGTTGCTTGCTCAAGGTTGCTGTAGGTTGCGCGCTCGAGGCCGCTGCCGAGTTGCAGGACCAAAGGATTCAGACCGAGAGCTGCACAGACGCGTTCTTCCGGTTTGCGGCGGATCTCATCGAACGCCATCTCACTCGGTTTGTGGCTGACCTGCTCGACCTTGAACGGTCCGGTCATCACCAGGACACTTCCAGCGTTGTCGCCAGTGAAGTCCTGTTGTAGTTTTCGCTTCGTCTGACGTGCATCGTCTTCGCTGAGGTCTTCGACACCGCCCTTGTAGTCTGGTCCGACCATGATGCTTGGCATGCCACCGTTTCGCACCATGCCGAATGCAGCTGATGCGGCGACGTTATCGGTGGCGATCTCGCGAAGGACAGACGTGACAGGAGAGCGCCCGAAGCGACTGTCCTGCGGATCTCGACCATAGCGGATGTGAATCAAGTCCTCGAGCGCGATGTCGTACGAAGTGCCATCGACCGTGTACTGGTATTTCACCAGCGGATTGACCTTGTTACCAACTGGACGCATCATGTCAGCCGCTAGGTATTGCAAACCGACGACACGGCCAGACACGCGCACCTTGCGAAAGTAGGCGTTTCCGAGTAGCTGGTAGTCAGGGAGAATCCACGACCACACGAGAGATGGCGGCACGTTCGGTGTTGGCTGCGCGAGCAACTGGAGAATCGGGTGATCTGCGACTGTCTCGACCTGTCCATCTGGCATCGGTCGACGGACAACAGGAACACCCTGGCTCCAGTTCCGGATGTACCAGTCCATGCCGATCGCCACGATGGAGTTGAGCATCAGGTCGCCAGCCTGGTTCCTCCAATTGAAACTCGAGCCTGGAAGGTTACGTGTCAGCAGGGACCAAAAGTCGCCGTTCCCAGTGCCAGTGAAATAGGACGTTTGGCGCTGTATCAGCGGCGGCGGAAGCAGTGCATTTGGCGCGGCAGTGGCTTTGCCGATGAAGCGATCGAAGAGTCCCATGTGACTATTGTGTCCTTATCATGCGTTATACTGCACCCCACCCACCGCCACGACCGACCAGCTCGTCGTAGGCGTCAGTCAAAGCGTCGACGATATCGTCATTCTTCCCCAGGGGAAAGGTTCGCATCTCATCGAGTAGTGTACGGTTCCAGTCAGCCGCGACCATGTACACGTTGCCACCAGCGACCTGAGATGCGAACGGTTCAGCGCGCACATCCTTCGCACCTGTCACCGGCAGGACTGTCACAGCACTTCCATGCAGGAGTCGGAGCATGTGCATCGCTTGACTCTTACCAGCCTGGCCAGGATCCTGCGGTAGTCGGATCCTGATGCCACGGCCATCAAGAGCAGCTGTCTGCTTTATAACTTTATCGCGCTGGTCGGTGTCATACTGACCTCTCACGACATCCAGGATCCAGATGCGGCCATCAGCATCACGGCCCATTTTCACACCGGCAGTGTAGTCACCACTACCAGCTGTCGCTGCAAGGTCCCAGGCGCGAGACATCTTCGCGCAGTTTGGCATGGCGCTCTCGATGGTGATCCGGTCGCTCTTGAAGAAACTTCCCTCGCGAGGTGTTGGATGTTGCTGGTAGAGAGCAGACCATCCATAGTCACCACTGTTGGCAACCATCACCTCCTTGATGCGTCCGAGCTCCTTGACGTCATAGCGTTCTGGCCACAAAGCTTCGCCAGGCATTCGACCGATCTGGTCCTTCTCCTCCGCGATGGCTGGAAGGTTCAGCACGGTCCATCGATGAGGCTCCGAACTGATTGCGCGAGCGGTGATGTCGTCGTGATGCCACCTGGTCGAGACGATGATGAGAGCGCCCTTCGGTTCGAGCCTCGTGTAGAGATCGTCCGTGTACCAGTCCCATGCTTTGTCGCGGTATAGAGAGGATTCTGCATCCTCTCGACTCCTGATCGGGTCATCGATGATGATGCGCTCTC